ACGGCAGGGATGCTGTGTGGCTTTTTGTTGTTCATATTAAGGGAATACATATGACAGAAAAGAAACAAAAGAAAGTCTATGGTCCCGCAAGCGAAAAGCAACGTCTTATTCTAACAGATAAGACTACGGATGTGATCCTTCTAGGGGGCGGCGCTGGCGGGGGCAAATCTGCAACTTGCTTGATCCGTAACCTTGATGGCATTCACGATCCTCACTTCCGCTGCACCATCTTTCGTAGGACCGCACCAGAGCTTAAACGTCAAGGCGGTTTGATCGATGAGAGCAGGAATATTTACTCAGAATTTGGTGGAGATTATAAGTCTCAGGCTATGGTGTGGCGCTTCCCGTCCGGTGCGTCTATTGCGTTCTCAGCAATTGCGTCCGATGACGATCTAGGCTCTTGGCAAGGGTCGCAGCTTACTCGTGTTCTCATCGATGAAGCGGGTGACAAGTGGACTGAGAAACAAGTTCTGTTCTTGCTGTCTCGTATCCGATCTGCCCACAGTAAAATTTACCCGCAGATGTACCTCTCGTGCAACCCTGATATCAATAGTTTTCTTAAGAAATGGGTTGATTATAGTCTTGGCCCGGATGGCGTACCACTGCCGGGTACAGAGCATAGGATTCGCTGGTTCGTAACTATTGAGAATCAAGTGTTGTGGGCCGACTCCGCTGAAGAGTGTTTTGAATTGCATGGAAAACCTCGTGATATGATTTATGCACGAGGAATGTCAGAAGAAGATATTAAAAAATACCCGCCTGATAAGTTGTTTATGCCCAAGAGTTTTAGGTTCATTCCAACTGGAGTATTTGACAATCCCTATCTTCTTCCTCCGCGTAATACATCTTATCTCGCAAATCTTCTGTCTCAACCGTATGTTAACCAGTTGCGTTTTCTTCACGGCTCTTGGACAGCGCGCGAAGCTGGAGAGTCTTACTTCAAACGTGAGTGGGTTGAAATTGTTGATAAGGCTCCTGTCAAGGTCACAGGCCGCGTGCGTGCATATGACTTCGCTGCATCCGAGGAACCAAGCCATTCTAGTTCAGCACGTGATCCAGATTACACGGTAGGTGCACTTTTAAGCCGAACACCTGATGGGACTTTGTATATTGAACACATCAGACGTTACCGAAAGCTTACGGACGGTGTTATAAGGGATGTTATCGAAACTGGATACAAAGATGGTGCAGACATTCCTATTCTTATCCCCAAAGACCCCGGCGCGGGGGGTGCTGCTGCGCACCTTTTCTTCGTTCAAACGTTATCAGAAGCAGGGCTGATTACCAAGACTGTTAAGGTTAGCGGACACTCTGGTAAACTACAACGTGCACAACCGTTTTTTGCAATGGCTGAAGCTGGCAAGGTTAAGATAGTCAGAGACGAAGAGGGAGATAGGTGGATAGAAAATCTATTGATGGAGATGGAATATTTTACAGGAGGTAGGAACGAGAAAAATGACCAAGTTGACTCGGTTGCCGATGCAGCTAACTTTCTTATGAGGCAACAGATTATGCCATCGTTCACCTTGTCCGTAAACACCCAACCCTCACCAATCCCCTCCCTATAATAACACAAAAATCCGAATAGTGGCACAAAGTTGACAAGACTGTTACTCAATGTTATTATTCGTTTTAGTAAATAAAAAGGAGCACAAATGGCAGCTAGAAAGCCAAAAGACAATTCGGCTGCTGCTCTTGCGGCTGATGACGGCATGCCCGTTCCAAGAATTTCGTTAGGAGAGCAAGGCTTCGTCGGCCTGCGCACAGTGTGGGGACGAGTGATCGATGATCCGCAACGCGCCTTCCACCATCCTAATTTCATCAGAACAGTTCGTGAGATGATGAACGATGCAGTTATTGCATCTGCATTCAACACCTACCGTATGCTACTGTCCCGCGTAAAGTGGACAGTTCAGCCTCCAACAGAAGCGACGGATCAAGATAAAGAGCGTGCCAAGTTTATTCAGTCCTGCATGGATGATATGGAACATAGTTGGGCAGCGTTTCTTTCGGATGTTATCACGTACCTTCCTTTTGGCTTCGCTGTAGAAGAAAAAGTTTATCGTCGGCGCCTGTATAAGAATGGTAGCAAGTTTAACGATGGTTTTGTAGGCCTGCGCAAAATTTCCCCTCGTGGTCAAGATACCATTGTGCGTTGGACATTCTCGGAAGACGGTCGTGATCTGCTTGGTTGTGAACAGTCGATTGCCAACCTTGAGCACGGTGCGATGTTTATGAATCAAGCCAACGAGCATGGCCTTATTCCTATTAAGCGTGAGAAATTTCTTCTGTTCACAGCAGATGCCACTAAAGGTGATCCTACAGGTAACTCTATCCTGAAGGGTGCGTACAAGGCGTGGAAACAGCTTGATATGCTGCGCGACCAAGAATTGCTCGGTATCGCCAAAGAATCCAACGGCCTCCCTCTTCTGCGGCTTCCTCCTGAATACATGGCAGCAGATGCACCGGATGATATGAAAGCTGTTTATACAGCCTGTCAAAAGCTTCTGGATACGATTCAAGCAGGTACGAACAAAGGCATCATCTTCCCCCGGCGTATTGACGAAGTGAGTAAACAAGACCTCTTCGATATAAGCCTTTTGGAAAAGAAAGGTGTGAATGGCGCGAACATTGATAATGTTATCAAGCGCTATCACGATGAGATTTACGCTGCCTTGGGTGTTGACATCCTTAAAGATGTCACTGAACTTGGTTCGTTCTCTCTTGCCGATTCTAACACAAATCTCGTGTCGCTTGCAATGAGTCATCGGCTGAATGAAATCGCTGATGTTCTTAACAACGATCTTATCCCTCAACTTTTTAGTTTGAACGGTTGGAGTCTTGAACGTCTTCCTAAGTTTGTTCCGGGCGACATCTCTGAAATGTCTGCTGATGAATTGGGCAAGATTATTCAACGTTCTGGTTCGATTGGTCTGATTGTTAAAGACATCAAGACTATTAATCGTCTTCGTAAAGCTATCGGTGTTGACGAGTTCCCTGAAGATACGAAAGTTGACGATCTTGAATTTACGATGGAGTCTAGCAATTCTGGAGAAGGAATGCAAACGCCTTTCGACGGAACAGCGAAGAAGCCTACGAAGAAGGATAGCAGCACTGGTAATAATGAAAACGCCGCATAAGGAGTTATATGAATAAACACAAACTTTTGCGGCTTACCGCTTCACTGCGTAACCGCCCTCACCTAATCTCCAAAGCAGCATTCCAAGAAGTTGAGCAATACCTTGACGCTCGTAACGCTGGAATGCTCGACATTGACGGCAGCAAAAATGCTGCAACTACAAAAACAGTTCCTGTAGCTGGCGACGTTGGTGTTATCACCATTCGCGGCCCTCTTACCTATCGTACATCTGGATGGGAGGGTATGTGCGGTGGATTCTCTTACGAGATGATGCTTGAGCAAGCTGAAGAACTTATCGCCTCCAAAGTCAAGACTGTTGTGCTTGATATTGATTCTGGCGGTGGAGAAGCTTACGGCTGTTTTGAGAGTGTGAATGAATTGCGAGCTATGTGCGATGCCGCAGGTGTAAGGTTGATGGGCTATATCGACGGCTCGGCATGTTCCGCTGCTTATGCTATCGCATGTGCTTGTGACGAAGTGATTGCCAACCCCTACGCTGACGTAGGTTCAATTGGTGTTCTTATCTGCCTGTACAACGACAGCAAGAAGCTTGAGCAAGCTGGTATTCAACGCACTTTCGTAACAGATGGAAATGACAAAGTTCCTTTCGCAGATGACGGATCATGGCGAGACGGCTTTCTTGAAGACATGCAGAAGCGTGTTGCCGAGCTTGGCGACGCGTTCCGTTCTCACGTCTCTAAGTACACCGGATTGTCTACAAAAGACCTTAAGGACACACAGGCACGAGTGTACTCCTCACAAGATGCGCTGTCAATCGGCTTGGTCAACAAAATTATGACTCGTTCGGAGTTTGTAGATTACGTGCTCAGTTAAAGGACAACTATGCTGGATTATTTCAAAAAGAAGTTGGGCATTACGCCTGTAACCCCCGAGGCTTCGGAAGAAGTCGCAACTACAGGCGATTTGCCTGAACAAGAAAAGGAAGAAACGATGAGTGTAGAAGATAAAGCTCAAACTGTCGAGCTTGCTGCGCACGAAGCCGTTCTGGCTCAACTGTCTGCCATGACTGCCGAAGTGGAATCGGTTAAGGCTGCTGCTGAAGCTATGAAAGCTGAGTACGAAGAAAAGCTGTCGGCTTACGCCGCTGCCGAAGAACAAGCTAAAGCTGATGCGCTGGCTGCAAAACTTGAAGCCCGACGCAAGGAAGTTGAGGCTCAAATGGGCACTGAAAAAGCTGCTGCTTTTATGGCTGCAACTGAAGGTATGGACGACGCGAAGGTTGAATCGTTCCTGCAAATTTTCGCTACCAATGCTGCTGCCGAGGCAAAAAGCGAGATGTTCAATGAAGTCGGCGTTGAGACTAAGGCAGACGCTAAAGAGGAGCCTAAAGTTACTCATTTCAAACAATTTATCAAAGGAAATAAATAATTATGGCAAAGCTTGCTTCGCGTAGTAATAGGCTGTCGGGCGTACTGGCATTTGAAGAAATGCCGGAACATGGCGTCTGCCGCAAAGTTGTCACGGTCACTGTGGCTGCTGGTATGGATATCGGCGCTGTCCTGCAATTTGACGGTACGAGTAAATACAAGTGGGTTGCTAACGCTGACGTTGCGACTCTGAATGCTGATGTGGCAGTTCTGATCGAATCGACTCTGGACGTTCCTTCGCTGACTCCGGGCGATTATCAACTGGTGGTTCTGTACAAAGGCCACGCTGGTGTTACCGATAAAGGTCTGCTGTACAAAGATACCGTCACGTCGGGCAATCAAACCATCGTTCAAAATGCTCTGCGCGCTAAGAACATCCACATCCGTACTCAAGTTTAATAAGAAGGATACCTCAAATGAGCATTACTATTCGTGACTATTTCAACCAATTCAAGAACGCTGACTTTGTTGATGGCATCACCCAAACCCCTCTGCAATACGGCTACATCAACAGCCAAAACCTGTTCAACACGAAATCGACAGGTCAAACGGCTATTGTTTTCGACAAAGATTACCAAACCATTACCCTGCTGCCACAAGTGAATCGCGGTGCTAAAGCTGCTACGCAGGGCCACGAGCGTAAAGCGGATACGTTCTCGATCCCGCTGGCTTACTTCAAGCACGCTGATCGACTGACGGCTGATGATATTCAAAGCTGGCGCAAACCGGGTTCGACCGATAACGAAACGTACGGCAATGCAACCGCAGAGAAACTTGGCGATATGCGCCTTGCTTGGGACCAGACCATGGAGTACATGCGTCTGCAAGCCCTGAAGGGCGTCACTAAGTCGCCGGACGGTGTTGTGATGGCTGACATGTTTGCTCAGTTTGGTATCACACAATCGACTCTGGACTTTGCTCTTGGTACGAGTACTACTAACGTGGACCAGAAGATTCGTCAACTGAAGACGGGTATCGCTAAAAGTGTTATGAACGGCGGTGCAATTGGCGGCGTTAAAGTGCTGGTTGATCCGGTATTCTATGACAAGCTGATTTCGCACCCGAGCATCAAAGCTGCTTATCAGTTCTTCATGGCTAATGGCGCTGGCAACCAAGCTCTGCGTGATGATAACACCGAGTATATGAAGTGGGGCATTATGGATCACTTCACGCACCGTGGTATTACGTTCGTGTCGTACGATGCGACGTTTAATCTGCCTAACGGTACTACGGAAGTTGCTTTCGCTGATTCGACAGGTATTGCTTACGCTGACGGCGTAAAAGACCTGTTCAAAGCGTTCAACGGCCCCTCGGCTAAGCTGTCGGAAGCTAATCAACCGGGTCAAGAACTGTTCGTACGTTCGTATGTTGATCCGCATGACGAATACGTTGAATTCGAGATGGAAGCGGCTCCGCTGATGTTCTGCACACGTCCTGCTTCGCTGTGGACTGTTACGAGCAACTAATTAGTTGACTTGCTGAAGCACCTCTTAATGGGGTGCTTTGTCAATTCTACTAGGAGAGAAGATGCCCCTTATTGATCTTAACTCCAATGTCGGTAAGCTGCGCTACCGCCTTGGTGATTATTTAGACATTCCACGACTTCCTGATGGAGTCTACGAAAGTGCCCTGTCGGACACTAACGGGAATCTTCGCGCAGCAACAATCTTGTGTGGTCAATATATTCTTGCAGGGCTTGCTTTTGACACCCAGCAAAAGATGGGCATTATCGAAGTTTACGGACATCAGGCATTTAATCAATATCTGCAATTCCTTAAGCTCGTAATCAAAGACCCGGCGTTTAACGGTGTGTGCCCATTACCTTACGTAGCCGGCGCCGACGAATTGCATCCTATCTTGCAATTCAAAGAGGATTTCACCAACGCGCAAAATCGCCCTACGTCCGATGAAAGACTTCATCAAATCTCTATTGGGCCATTTGATCCGTACAGCGGGCCTGTGGCTAACAGTGGTGTAGAAGGGAATTGATGAATCAACTTGACCGCACCGTGGCATCAATGATGTCTAAGTTTGGAACCGTAGGCGCCATTAAGGTAGTCGTTTCTGAATCCTACGATCCAGCCACATCTGAAAATTCCGTAATCTATAAAGACTATCCTGTAAATATTATGGTGTTTGATTACGTGCGTAAATCCGAAGGTGAAGGCACTCAGAGTAACACTTTAATCAAAACAGGCGATAAACAAGTGTATGTGCAACCGCCTCAGAAAACTGACAATGGATTGCCGTTGCCGT